CGCGTAGGAGACTACTCTCACAACAATGTGTCTTCAACATTTATCGGGTTGAAGGCAGAAGCCGCCGTCAGTTTTTACCTGTCGCGAACCTTTGATGTTCAAAAAGGCAAAGGCGATTTACAAATTGATGGTGTGCCGATTGAGGTCAAAACCGTAACCGAAGAGCAATGGGATAAGTTAGGAAGAATGATACCCCCTCATCAGTTGGAAAAATATGTCGCTAACAAAGCAATCATCGTTTGGGCCACAGTTGATTCCTACGACCACATGGACTACAATGTTAATCTCAAAGGATGGAATAACGCTTACGAAATTAAGGCGAAAGGCACACCCATCAAGACAATTTGCGATAACATTTGGCTTAAAAACGAAAAGGACATGAAAGAAATCACGACAATTTATTCCGCTTTGAAGGTGATTGCATGATTGAAGAATGGCAGATTGAATTGTTATTGAACATTGACTCAACATGGAGGTCGCGCGGAGAACTTTGCAAGCATAGCGACACATTGAGACACATGAGCCATCACAAGGTCGTGCGCTTCTTGACCAAGTTGAAGAATGAAGGACTCCTTGAATATCGCAAGGTGAGCAATAAGCGCTCGGAATACAAAAGAGCGTTTGAGTTCCCTGCACATGAGGGGTGTCAGTCATGAAGCCACCTCTCGTTATTGATACAAACGAGCGCGGCTCACTCGTCTCGGCAGTTGAGCGAAGAGCCAAGTCCCGCTCACCACGCATTGCCGTAGCGCGTGAAAACCTTGTCAACGGTGATTACCGATGCGGTGATTGGCTGATTGAAGCCAAGAGCATTGATGACCTCTTCTCATCCATGAGAAGTGGACACCTTATGCGACAACTTGACAACATGGATGCAAACGACGGCAACTACGGCTTGGTTATTTGGGGTGAGATTGGTGGCTATGTAGCCCGCGCCCGTGAGCGCGGCTCATCCATTACCGCAAGTCAAGCCCTCAAGCAGATGACAGGCTTCCTCGGTCGTGTTGTCGCAGACTTCGGCTGTCTCATTTACCGAGCGCCGAATGTCGCTGAGGCATCAGCATTCATGGTCGCTCTTCATGAGAAGACCTACAAAAAAGCAAGTCGCCACGGTGCGCAAGCAGTCCGACGAGTTAGCACAAATGATGTGCGCGCGGATATGTTACTTACGATTCCAGGCGTTGGCCCCGACATGGTTGACGCTATCCTTGACGCATGCGGTTCTATTGAAGAAGCCGCATGCGGAGACTGTCTGCGCGATGTTCCCCGCATGGGGAAGGTGTTGCGCAACAGAGTGATTGAAGTCTTGACCAGCGAAGACGAAGTTCGCGTGGAGAGGTGATTTCAATTGCATTCTTTATATACACTCAACAATTATCTCTATGATAGTATAGCGATAATTGAGAAAATGAGAAATGGTTATAGGCTGAACACCATACCCGAAGCATCAGCCAACCCCCAAAGGAGAGAAAAAAAATGCCCCAAAGATTGTGGAACCAATACACCGCCGTGAAAGAATACCCGATGATGAAGGACTACCTTGATAGGTTTAGGACTACTTCGTTTTTCAACGAAGTCCCTGGCCTCATTTCCTTCTTCTATCTGCAAGGTCAAGCCCTTGTGGACTATGTGAGAATACCCGTTTGGGCGTCAGCCCTTGACCCGCGAATCCATGTCTTTTGGATTCAGCCAACCCGTTCGGGGAAAACCATCGCGTGGGAGTTTACAGGCGAAGTTGCAGAGAAGGCTGGACTGAACACCGACATGTTCACCAGCGGAACAGATAGCGCGCTTATCGGGTCAATTGACTCGTTCAGCGATGGCGAAGGCGGATACGAAACCGTTGAGAAGGAAGGTTTGCTTGGCGGCAAGAAGTGTTTGAACTTTGACGAAGGTTCAATCCTCTTGCAGTCCAACCCCAAGCAATTCTTCTCCGAGGTCATCCTCTATTTGCAACAGGCAATGAACACCGTCGGAAGCCATAGCAACACCTTGACCAAGCACATGAAGAACGGAAAGGTTGAGACTGAATCGCGCGTATCGTTTTGGATTACCTCTTTCCCGCCAAGTGGCGTGAAGGAATATGTCTTGACCAAAGGTTTGTTTCAGCGAGTGCTTTTGCTTTACCGACCGTGGAGCGATGACATGCGACAGATGGTGTCCGAGCGCAGAATGGCTGGTGTCTTCAAGAATAAGTTGACTGATGTTCAATCCCTTGACGACATTGCTACGCACTTTTCGGGCATCGCTGAGAAGACGAGGCAACGCCTTCTTCTCTTGAGCAACACCACCGATGAAGAGTGGGATGCGCTTCTGCCTGCTGGAAAGGAAGAAATCGCTCGCGCTTGCATGAACGACATGTTCACCATTGACCCGTCGTTTGAGCCGCAGATTCTTGCTTCGGTTGAAGAATACTACACGCTGGTTCGCGGTATGGAAAAACACCTTTCCGATGTTGTTTGTTCGTTCATCCCCAACATCCTCAACTACACCGTTGTGTTTGCGACTCACCTTGCTTTGATGAGAGTGATGCGCGACGATATTCCGCACGATGCTGAATGGAAAGTGACGGGTGACGATGTTGAAGTCGCTACCGAGATGCTTTACGACATTTACGAGCAACTCGTTCTTTGGCTTGAGTCCGAGGTTGAGGTTGGCGCAAAGGCCGCTGAGAAAATCGCTCGTCGTGATGAATGGAACAATGCGTTCAAGGCTTGCAAAACCAGCGAGATTGAAGGCAAGGGTGACGGTTGGGTTCTCAAGAACGACATGTTTGAACGATACGCTAACCAACTCGGCAAGAGCAAGCCTACGGTTTACAAGCGATTCAAGGATGTGGAAGGTCTTTTCAACTCATACAAGGTGCGCAACTCTGTCTATGTCCGTTTCAAGGAGGAGTGAACATGAGTAAAGTGATGGCGATTGACATTGAAACCAGCAACTTCTCGCATGAAATCGGTGGTTGGGGTAAGACGCATTTGTTTGACCCTACCGTCGTTGCTACATGGGATGGTGAAGAAGCCCATGTGTTTCACAAAGGCGACCTTACCGACAACCAACTACGCAACTCGGATTTCTACGGTGTGACTCATCATGAACTGCACCCCCGTGAACTCGGTGAGCATCTCAAGAAGCATGTTGACGAAGGAGGCATCATTGTTGGACACAACATCCGAGGCTTTGACCTTCCCGTTCTCCGAGACGCGCTTGACATGCACTACGCTGGCGTTCTTCTCAACAAAAAAGAATCACTCGTTGATACCTCATGGGCGGTGCGAGAAGCGTGCGGCAAGAGTCATCACCTTGACTCTCTGTGCAAGCACACGCTCGGTAAAGGAAAAGAAATCATGGACTCAGCAGACGCGCCCGTAGCATGGCGTGAAGGGCGACATGCTGAGGTAATCAAATACTGCATTGCAGACTGCAAACTCAATTATGACCTGTTCCTTCATGGGAGGAATGAAGGCTTTGTGAAAAGCCGAAATGACGAGACAGGCATGATTGAAGAATACCAAATAGGATGGTGACCCCAATGACCGAAGAAAGAAAAACAGGAAGAGAAGCCCAAATGAGCAACATTCGTGCCGCGGTGCAAGTGGCCGAAACCGTGAGGTCAACGCTTGGCCCCGCGGGAATGGATAAAATGCTCGTTGACGAACGCGGAGAAACAATCGTGACCAACGACGGTATCACGATTTTGCGAGAACTTGAGACTGCGCACCCAGGCGCGCAAATGATGGTTCAAGCAAGTCAAACGCAAGAAGAAGTGTGTAAAGACGGCACGACCAGCGTGGTTGTGTTGGCTGGACAAATGCTGGCCTTGAGCGAGGGATTGCTCATGCGAGGCATCCACCCGCAAACAATCGTGCGCGCTTACAACAAAGCATCCAAGATTGCTCTTGAAGACATGCCGCTTCCCGAAGAGGACATTCGCGTTGACTTGGTGGCCGCAACTGCTTTGCGCGGCAAAGCATCCGAGTCTGCTCTTGGGTTTGCCGCTCAACTCGTTGAGAACGCCGCACTTACCGTGGATGGAAACCTTGACCGTGTTCGCACACTCACTCAAGCGGGTGGTGACATGGGCGACTCCTACATCCATAGTGGCCTCGTTCTCAACAAGACTTTCGCCAACCCCGACTTCGCAGGCAAGGAGGACCCTCGCGTTTTAATGCTTGACGGTGGCCTTGATGGTTTCAACTACGAGGATGTGCAAATGCAAATCAACGACCCTGCGCAACTTGAAGCAATCCGTCATCAAGAGATGGAGATTTTGAGCAACATCAGCAAAGCCATAGCAGAGATGACTGACATTCTCATTGTCCGTGATGGAGTTCATGAAGCCGTTGCGAAATACCTTGACGCTCAAAACATTGGTGTTGTAAGCCGTGTGCAACAAAGCGACATTGATAGCATTGCGCGTATTACAGGTGTCCCCATTTATCACCGCATCACCGATGTTCCCGAAGAGGACACACGCATTGAAGGTTCAATCAAACCCATCCGCATTGGCGACCTTGACTATGTTTCTGTTGAAGCAAAGGAGAGCGACACCATCACCATGATTGTGAGAGGTGCAACTCGTCAAACGCTGGATGAATACGAGCGCGCGTTTGACGATGCTCTTGGTGTTGCCTGCCTTTACTTGAACGATAAGCGACTTTACCCTGGCGGCGGCGCAGTCCTCTCTAAATTGGCGATGGCCGTTCGCAACCATGCGACACATGAGCGTCAATCATCAGCCCGTGAGCGCATGTGCATGGAGGCGTTTGCTGATGCTCTTGAAATCATCCCTGCCGCTATCGCCAGCAACGCTGGTATGGATGCGCTTGATGTGGTCATGGAGTTGCGTTCGGTGACAAGCAACATGGGGCTTTACATTGACTTTACAGGCGAAGGCTCTATCGTGGATATGCGTGAACACAATGTTTGGGAACCTGCCGCGCTTGTTGAGCAAATCATCAAGTCGGCCACCGAGGTTGCTTGCTCCATCCTTCGCATTGATGACATCATCGCGAGGCGTGGTCAATGATTCTCAGCGCCTTTCTTTGGATTGTCGTCATGCTGGTGACGATTGAGATTGGTTATCAAGTCGTGAACTTGGTCGTGAAGAAAATGAACAACATCCCTATTCCGAACTCGGCTGAAACTGAGGAAGAGTAGCGTTGCCTTCAGCGGTCTTTCGTTGCTGTGCTTCGCGCGCTTGTTTTTGTTGGAGCCTCTTTGCTTCATGGTCTGCCCTGCGCTCTTCGTTGGTCATGGCTTCATGCTGTTGAACTGCAATCATCCGTTGTTCCTTCGCCTTGGCTTCCTTTAGGGCGGCTTGCCTTCGTCGTTCCTCCGCCGCAAAGTCAGTCGGTGTGAAGGCAGGTTGCCCGTCAAGAGTCTTCTGTCCTTGAACGAAGAGTTTCTTCTGTTCTTTGAGCAAGCGCATGGCTATGTCCATCGGCTCACCGTGATACATCATGGTGTCGTAGCGACTGTCGTGAGCCTGTTGAGCCTGCCGTTGTTGACTCAACTCCCTCCCCGCACTCAATATCATGCCCATGTAGCAATCTGTGCAAATGTTGTAGCCGCCTTCGTCGTTAATTCGTGTCAACTTAGAGCGCTTTCCGCACCGAATGCAACCAAGAGGCGCTTCTTTAGTGATGGTCATTTTCAGCGTTGAGCCTACGGATGGATGAGAGCGCGCTCTGTTGGCGTGCGGGTCTTCGGGAACGATTGTCCCCCTCTTAGTGTGGCTCATGTCCTTACCGCCCTTGCCTGCAACGCCACGCTTGCGACGCTCTCTTTCCAACTCTCTGCGGTATTTCTTGCGCGCGGGTGAGGACTCGTATTGGGTTTCGTATTTGCGTTTGTTCGCCAGCGCCTTTGGAGACTTGGCTTCTTTGAGCATTTTCAAATCACGACGACGCAACATGTCCATAGGCGAAAGACCGCCCGTTGCCCGTTGCCTCAACTTCAACCGTCGTTCACGCTTCGCATTGCGGCGGCGAATGTCTTTGTCTATGTTGCGTATGTGGCGCGGATGGTCAGCGGCACTTCGGCGACGAACGACAATGTTGCGCTTATCGGGCATCTCGTCGGGAGTAGCCATGCGACCAACCTTTTGTTTACTCCCTAACGGCTCCCACGAGCGAACACCTACATCAAGAAATGTCCCCTCATCATCGCTTCTGTGCGCGGAAGCGCCGTGTTGAACCGATGCATCCTTGCCTTGAAAAGCCCAAAATTGGGAAGGGTATTTTCCTTGCAGGTATTCTTTGTAGTGCCGAGGGTGTTGTGCGCTCGCCATTTGCACAGGCGGCACGCCTGCGTATCCTGTGGTGTAGTCAAGGTTCGGGTCAAACTGAGGTAAACTCGTTTGATACTTGAGAAGCATCCACCATAGGTCGCTCATGCGCGCACCTCAAGGAGCGGGGCGAGGCATTCTCTTGATGTTTACATCGGGTCCAAACTGATTATGCCCTTCTGCTTCATCCATGTAGCCTGCCGTGTCGCGCTTAGAACGCTCGCGAGCAAAGTCGTGATGTTCTTGCATTGTTTCTCCACCAACCTTCTTTCGTGCAAATCGTGGTTTGCTCAATTTATCAGCAAAACGCGAAGCATTTTCGTCAGCCATCATTTCGGGAGCGGCAACACCTCGCCTTTTCCCCCCTCGCCATTCCAATGAGTCTTCAAGCGCGCGAGCCTGTTGAGCATAATTCATCGCCGCGGGAGGAACCGAAGCACCACTCATGTCTGTCATGTCGGGATTGCCTTTCAACATTTCTTCTTCGGGTCGGGGCATCCGTCGTATGCCGTAGTTGGGCGACGGCGAATCGTCTTCGTTACCGAACTCCATCGTGTTGCGCGTTTCTTCTGCCGCTTCTTGCTGGTGTCCTCTTAATTTTCTCCTGTTGACTGCGCCAAGTTCCGCTCTTTGTTTAAACGAAGGAGGACGCGATTTTGGGTTCATTTGCTGAAGGACTCGGCGAACAGTTGAGCGTTTAGGCAAAGAATGCGGTGCGGCGTCGGGTTTCCTCCCTTGCATCACGGCCATGATGTCTGCCGCGCTTTCATCATCTTCGCGCCCAACCATTGGGGATTGTGGGTTTTGCTCACCTTGTGCGATTTGATGAGCGAGGTTATCGTAAAACATCGGACTCGTATGTTCAATGGGTTTACCTTCTGTATCGCGCATATCGCGGTTGCCCTTCAACAAAGCCCACGCCGCGTCCATGACATTCATCGGCTCGCCCGTCATCATGAGGTCTTGCACCGCATCCAAGTCAGCCTCTTCGTCTTCTTTCGGTTGACCACGAACAGGTTGCGCACCACGGAATCCGTAGTATTCGGACTCAACAGAACCTTTGGGTGCTTGCTTGCTTCCGCCGTAATATCCTTGGTCGCGTTGTCCGCTACCTGCGAATGGAAGGGTGTCTTGAGTTGACGGTTGAAAGTAAACATCGCCACCCTGCCGTGGGTCTGTCGCACTTCTCTTCGTCTTCGCCGCTTCACGCTCGGCGGAAGTTTTACCACCTGTTGCTACACCTCCACCCATCAATGCATTAAATGCCGCTTCTTCGGGTCTTTCATGACCGCGCGCTTCAAATATCTGCAATAATCTCGTGAACTTTTCTTCTTCGGAGGGTGCTTCTTCGTCATTGGCGTCAACGGTTTGCTTCCCCTTGTATCCACGGTTTGCGTTTCTTCGTCGGTATGCTTCGTCTTCGTCGGTCAATCGGTCGTGTTCCAATTGCTCTTCAATTTCGTGAAACCCCAACCCCATATCGCGCAGTTGTGCGCGCCTACTTTCGGGAGATTGTTCTTCCGTAGTAGGGGCGGACTGTAAAGAATCAAGCAATCTGTTAAAGGTGTTATCATTCAATTCATCGTCGGACATGTCTTTAACATGACTAACCCAAGTGTCTTCATCAATGCCGCGCGCTTGTAGCGCCCCTTTGAATCTATCAGTATTAAGAAGACCTTGACGGATTGACCTTGCCCTCCCTGCTCGCATACCCTCATCTCGCCGCTCACCGTGTTTACGCTCGGCCATCTCGTCAATCATGGATTGAACATCAACATCAGTTTTACCGCTCTCAAGGTAGTCTTCAAAACTCATATTGGTTCTTTGGAAGAACTCACCATGAAACTCGTCGGGGTCAATTTTGCGCCTCTCAAGAATGTCGTCAATCTCGCTACGACCGCTTTTGAATCTGCGAAGCGTCTTCGCGCGATTGGCGAGTTTTGCATCATCGCTTCCGCGACCATACGATTTCTTCATGTTTTTGGGTTTAGCACCCATACCGATAACAATCACCATGCCGCCTTTTTTCTTCGGCTTCTCAAGGTTTTCTCCTTTCGCCATCATACCACCCCATGTTCTTTGAACTTCGGTTTCTCAAGTCGCGATTCTCGCCATAGTCGCGAACAAAGTGGACACTCCCAAACAAGGACACGCGTATCACGGTCATTAACATATCGCCCTTCCAGCCGCTTTGCGAGAACAGTCTCAAAACAACTTGGACACTTTTGTGATAAGCGCGCTTTCAGTTTACCCATCATTGAACCCCCTTTCGTAGTCCATCCCAACATGCCTGTTGCAACTCTTCATCGCTCTCAAAAATGATGAAGGTGTCAACATCGTCGGGAACCCCAAACCAAATCGTGATGAAACCCAAAGCAAACGCAATCCAAAAGTAAACCCATAGACTCATCAAACCAACCCCAAATTGCTCAACGCTGTGATAAGTGCGTCCAACTTTGCTTGAACTGCGTCTATTGCGGCTTGTGTTGAAGCATGTTCGGCGGCAGTTGGATTTGACGGTGCATCGGGGTTTACCACCTGCGCGCCAAGCGCAGCCACCGTTGTCTTTGATGCGGGGGTAGTCCCGTAAAAACCGACAGTAGAACCATCGTGGTTAAGCGCGCCGTCAATCTCCAAATTGGAACTGAACTTTCCGCTTCCGCTTACATCAAGTTCAACAGTAGGGTCGGTTGCACCCAAGTTGATACCGACTTTACCATCGGTTTTGACTCGCAATTTTGTGTCGGAAGCAGGGATATTTGTGTGCGTAGGTGTTCCATGCGCGATGTCAAATTGATTTGTGTCTCGCTGGCTCATTTGCCAGCGGTCGGTATCCCAATCTGCACCGTCCATAGGTGAACTGTTGTCGTTGTTGATGTGGATACCACCGTAGCGCGTCATACCTACATTGCCTTCCGCTGACTGAAACCTTGCGGTATAAACCGCATCTCCGCTTGTCGTCGCAGTCTGTTTCACATGGAGCGGGTTGGCGGGGGTTGCTGTTCCGATACCCACTTTGTCGGTGTAGGAAGGCGCGTTGACTACAAGCGTTGTGGTATCAATGATGAACTTCTTGTTCGCTATGGTCACATCGCCTGTTAGGTCAAGCGTAGCCTCCCCCTCAACTGCGGCAATGGCTTGCGAATCGGTATAACCTGCCGCCGCCGCCGCCCACTTGACACCCGATGCTTCCGCGCTATCAGCCGTCAAGACATGGCCGTTGGTTCCAACACTCAATATCGTCGGGTCGCCCGAACCATCGCCTACGATGATTTGGCCTTTCGTTGCGACATCGCTATTCATGATTGCACCCGCGGCGTTCACATTGGTCGCATCGGTGACATCCGCGCTCGCTTCAATTCCGTTCAACTTGGTGTGGTCAGCATCGGTGAACACATTGGAATCGGTAGCCGCTTCAACAGCCGCGCGTATTTCAGCGTTTGACTGGTCAGCCGTTGCGCCAGCCTCAACGCCGAGAAGTGTAAGCATCTCACCTTGCGTAATACCTGTCGCAAAGGCTGGCGCACCGCCGCTGATTTCAATTGCAGGGGCGTTGGCGATGATGGCTGACTGATAATCGCACCGAACCCACACCGTTCCTTCGTAAATGAATGTAGCGCGGTGTCCCGATGAGAGCGTAGCATTCAACCCACTCGGCGAAGTTTGGTTGTCAAACACAATGTCCCCCGCACCGTCGTTGCACACCTCAATGATGTGGCCTTCGGGGAACTTGTAATTCGCGCTTCCGTCTCGTTCGGGGTTGAGCGTAATGGTCACGCCGCCGTTTGGTGAGAGCATGAGGAACGAATCACCTTCCGCCGTCAACACCCAAGTGCCGTTTGTTGTTAGCGCGGTGCTGGTTGCATCAACACCCATTCCTTGGAGTCGCACCGAGTAGTGTCCCGTCTGCTCGTTGTTGCGCCCTGCGAAGTAAAACGAGTCAGCCGCATGGCTACCCCCACGGTCTGCACCGCGTGATGGACCTTGCCCGTAGCCAGCGTCGCTGGCCGATGGTGGAGATTGATTGAACGCACCGTAGCGCGGATGGCTCACCCAATGTGCGTTGATGGTGTCGGTGACGGCGAGGTCACCATTCTCATTGTGAACTGCGTTGAGGTGCGCAATGTTGTTCACACCTTCCGCACCACCGTCAGCAATTTCACCGCTGGTGATTGTGCCGACAGAAAGAGGCACGCGGTAATCAGCCGCACCACCAACAAATACGCGCTTATCGTTGATTTCTGTAATGTTGAGGTTCTTCGCCCCTCCGCCGCTTGCGACATATTGCACTCGGACATGAGCAAGGACAACGGCTTTCATGTTGTCTTGCGTCGCCCCTGTGTCATAGTCAATGAGGTATTGGTTAGACGCAGATGGGTAAAGTCCTGTGGTCGTGTCAACAGGGCTTCCGCCCTCGTAGTGGACTTTGTTGTTGCCGCCGCTTGGTGCAACATAGATGGTGTAAATGGCTTCCTCATTGGCTGACAGAGCGAGCGCGCCTGTTCCGTGAGAACCGTTGTTGAGGTCAAGCGTGATGGTGTTACCTACGCCGCTACCGAACTCGTAAACCGCACCGTCAAGCACGACGAAGCCGCCGCTTACCGTCAGCGTGCTTGCGGAAGCGCGAACCATTGATGCTGGCTGGTTGCCGCTATTTGTCTCGTTGCGCGTGGAGCCGTAGGCTCCGTCTTGATAACGCAGAACTCCGTTGCCCTGCACGCCTTGAATTAAATTGGTTAAAGTCGTGGGCGACAACGAATCGCCGTCTCGTAGTCCGTCTTCGCCGAGCGTGTTCTGCGCGGCGGTGTGTCCAGCAATGTTATCACTCGTCATGTTTCAACAACCTCCATGCCATGTCCATTGGATTACCTCTTGTGAAGAAAGGAGTTCCGCCTTCTTCGGGGTTGCCTGTTATGTTTAGCCCACTATTCGTTGGTTGCCCATTCAACTCGCGCATGTAAACAGACGGCAATCTGTGGCGAAGGGCGGGGTCTGTGTTTGCAATTTCTTCATCGGATACGATAGGAACTCTTGTTTGTTTCATTGGTGAGTCGCGCGAAAACCCCGACCTGTAAGGGTCCCTTATCTTCCCATCACCGCCCACCACCGCTATGTTCCCAAACGGCATTGCGTTTTCCACATCGTATTGTTCAACATGTGTTGGTTCGCGAGTGTCAAAAGTAACCATGCTTCGCGCGCCTACATCGTCTTTGCCAGGGTGATGAGTCGGTTCAATTGAGCCTCTACCCATGCAGTTTTGACAACCGAGGAAGTCGTCGGGGCTACCGCGCATAACGCCGTCCGCTCCGCCTTCATCCCATCCACCTGCGCCATCGCATGCAGGGCATACGAACTCTTGGTCAAGAGGGTCGTCGCTCATCAAGCCACCTCCAAAATGAATGAGAAGCGCACTTCATTCTGTGCGTCTTTGGTGAAGGAGTTAATGTCCGCGCGATACACGGGAATGAACTCACCTGTGGATGCGTCTTTGTATTGAATGTAAACCTCTTGAATCGGCTTGGCGAACACATACGATGCGTTGAAGGTTCCCTCAACGAGCAGGCTGGTGTCGTCAATGATTTGCACGCGCGGCACAACTCGCGCCAGCGTTCGCGCTCCACCATCGTCGGAGGTCGCGACTGTTCCGTCGCTTCCAATGTGCAACTCATTGATGAGCGTAGCAAGGTGTTCAACCAAGCGTCTCTTGACAGCGTTCAGCATCGGCATCAAATCTTCCTCCCGCGCTTGTTGAAGCCAGCCTCTCTTCTTCGGGCTTTTGCGTCTTCTGCTTCTTGAATGAGAATTGCCTTTTCTTCTTTGGTTTTCGGCGCACTCCCTCTTCCTCTAACCCTGCTGATAAAATTAGGGTTTTTGTATTTCAAATCAAAAGAGGTGTTTTCCATTTCTCGTCTTTGTTGAGGCGTCACTTTTTTGCGAGCCGCTACCATGAGTCTTGGGTTGTTCGGAGACATGCCCGAATCAATCAATTTTTGCCTGTTTTCCATCGTCGCATACACTTGTCTGTTAGCCGCGCCAATAGCCGCAGGGTGGGCGGCAAAATCTCTATCCGAGAAATGTGTTCCTGTCGGATTTACTGCTTGAACGCGCGCATCGGGATTGCCTTTGAGCAACACCCATGCTTCCTCAAACGCGTCCATCAAATCTTCCTCCGTATTCGTCGTCCCTTTGTTGTTCGCATTTCGTGTGCGCGCGGTCGGAGCATTCGCATCTCCGCTATGGGTGAGGTTATTGAGGCTCCGCTTATCAAGGTAACACCCGTGAATGTGGTTGCAGTCTTGCCGCTATACGAAACGAAGGACTTGTCATCAAGGATAAGGTGTCCACTATCGGCGAATCCATCGGTGCTGGTCACGGTGATGGTGCTACCTGCATGAGTGCCGTTGATGCGTCGCGTCACACCAAACCCAAGCGCTGACCTACCCGCACCGTAGCCCGCGTCTCTGTGTCCCAACAGAACGCCAGCGTGAATATCGGGAAAGGCGTTGCCTGCGCTGGTCTTGGTTCGCGCCAGCGTAGCGATGACAGGCTTGACTGTAAGCACTCCTGTGACGCGCAAGTTGCCGATGCCGATGCCGCTTTTGTTCACTTTGACAATTTGGAAAGAGCGGTCAACCTCATCCTCTTCGGAGTCCGCATCGTCACCATCCCCGAACCCTGTCAATACGGCTTCAAGTCCAGCCTCGTAAGAAAGCAATTGAAAGTTTGATTCGCCGCTTGAATTGTGGTTGACCTCAATGATTGCCTGTTGCACATTGCCGATAGGCGAGTCGTATTGAACAATGTCAGCAGGCTCCAAGTCCCATGACAAAGTGTGTCGGTTTGACATGAGCGCACCCTGCGCCTTTCTGTTCAAGCGTAGTGCTTGACTTGCTGATTTGCGCGCCGATGATTCGTTGTTTGCCGTGGGGTCAAAGACCACCATCTGCTTGATTGAACCAAGCCGCTTCTGTGATTCAGCATCGTCCACCTGCGCGCTAATAACATCGTTGACTGCAATGCCCTTTCCTTTAACCGTCACGCGGTTTGCAACATCAATAATGGGGTCAATGCTCGTCTCGCCAACGCCGCGCTGAACGCCCAACTTTCGGTCTTTGGTCTTGAACACTTTCGGTGCGTAAGTGAAGTTACCGAAGCGGTCGTAATAAATGATGAAATGGTCGTGGCGCGCAACAGAGCGAATGGCGCTCGGCACGACGAGTGCTTGAAAGTTTTTGGCTACGAAGAGCGTGCTTGTTCCTTTGGTTGATACGCTGTTCAAACCATGCAAGGCTTTGTCAAACAACTTCTCAACCAAGTCGGTGCTTCGCAAACCGACACTCACCGACTGTCCACCGTAAACATGCGTTGTCTCACCCATCTGCATGTCAGCCAAACTGCGCCCTTTCATGTTGTTGAGCGCGATGCGAACACCTTTTGATGTCGTTGTTATCTCATCAGTCCTCAAACGATTGACAGGTTCTTTCACATCGTAAAGAAGCATGGGGCGCTTGGATGTTGGCGAAAGTTGTTGACCGTCAAAAAACGGTGAGTCTTCGTGAGAGGTGTGAGACAAACGAACACCCGTGGCTTCCTCACTCAAACGGTATTGGCGCGGGTGTGTGCTTTGAAAGTCGCTTTGATTTGGTTTGTCCACTTGAACGGTCAAACTGTTTGACTGCGCTGGTTTGTAAATGACATGGTGAACGGCGTTGTCAACAAATGTAGGCTCTTCTGCAAGCGCGCCAATTTCGTCATGCACCGTATCGCTACGCCCTTGACTTGGTGCGGCATACGAAGTGTTGGTGGGAGAAGGAACGGTGTAGGTCATAGCGTCCCCTCCATGTCGGTTCTGTCGCCCTCGTTGGTGTGTGTGGCCGTGTTGAGATTATCGCCAGCGTAAAGCGATTGTGTATAGCGCGGCTGAACGGTGTAGTCGTGTCGGATAAACACCTCTTCGTTTTCACGCACAGACTGCCTACGGCTTGCATCCCCTCGGAAGTGTTGTAGCGTGTTGTTGCTGACAATCATGCGCGCTACGGCTTGCGTTGCCGTCGTGGTGAAATCACTTGCTTCGCTACCTGCAATTTTCGGCCCTGTGCTTGAAGGTGCGCTGGTTGATGATGAGAGGTTGAAAAGGTAAGCAGGCGCGTATGGAGGGTTGTTCGGTGCAGGGTTGCTACCTCGCATGTAGGTTGAAGCAGAATCAGCGGCGCGTGCGTTTGGCGTATCGTAAACAAACACACCGTAGCGACCTGCGGCGGTGGCTGACAAAACATGCGCCGTATCATCACGGAACAACTCAATGTGTTTGTTGTCAAGCACGCGCACAGGGCGAACGAGGAACTTGATGGTTTCATCCTTTGCGTTTGTTTTGTAGGATTTTGAATCGTGGTTGCTGGTTTGATATGGATTCGTTGTTGGACCGCTCGCCGCGCCCCACAAATAATCGTTGATAGGTTCACCGTCCGATGACACTTCCAAAATGTAAGTCCCGCCCATGACGGGTATGCCGTGTGTTGTTCCGAACTTCAACACCTGTTTCGCCGACGAGAGGTTGAGCGTGTGTAAGTTGAGGTTGTCAACTGCGCGATTGGATGTGCTGACGCCACCTGCAAGAATGAAGCGTTGTCCAACCTGTCGGTCGGTGTGGAGGCTATGCGCTTCTGTGCTTGCGATGCCGTAGTTTGGACTCATCTCCCCGTCGTTTTCACCAACCGTCATTGCGTCCAAACCAATACGAGGTTTTGATTTTGCAATTGGTTCTTGCATGAAAGTGAAGTTTGATTTCTCAACATTGCTTCCAATGTTTGCTTCGCGCTTAAGCAAGCCGTCATCACCCGCCAACTCCAAACGCGCGCTAATTCCGTGTGGCGCTTCGTGATTTTCCAATTGAACATTTGAAGGGCGAATCAAACCATTGGTGAACGCTGGCTCGCTGGTGTGGTGCGACAATACTAAACCAAACGGTCGCATATCCTCGGACACATCTTGGATGATGTCTTCGTTGAAGTAAGTCGGATAACGCACACCGCGCCCATCCCCACGGTCACCAACACGCTTTGCCGTAGCAGGGTCAAAGAAGCGCTCGGCGGCAACTGATGTGCGCACCGCTGAATCAGTAAACATTGTTTCAGCAACCTTTGTTCGGTCGGTTGCGCGGTAAGCATCCTCTGCATCCCATGACGGGCGAATGCCGAAACCGCGAACAGGGAAGCGTCGCACCTCTTCGCCTGTCGTGTTGCCCCACCAATCAATCATGTAGTGGGCTTGAGCAAGAGCGAGGTTTACACGCTGGTCAACAACATCAGTCCCCGCTTTCAAACCCGCAGGCATGTCAGCATGGAATCGCCGAAGCGCGGTTGAAGGATTGCGAATGTTGCGAACCGCGCAACCGAAACCTTTCGTCATTCGGCGACCGTCGCTATATTGCACCTGTTGTCCTTTAAGGTCGCTACCCACAAGCGCTGATGCGTTGGTCTGTCGTTCAAGAATACCGACATAGGAGGGGTTGACGGTTGATGTAGGAGTCGTCGTCGTCCCCGCAGATTGAGTGGTGGTTGTCATGGTGGTTCCTTCATTGCTAACGAACTGCCCTTCTGCTTGGTAGTGATAAGCGGCGTAGGGGTCGCGCAACGCTTGATTGGCTTTGATAGCCCACCGTGGGCGGTTGTAGGGCTGACGAACTGAAACGCGGTAGCCCCATCCAGCATTGCGATTGGTTGACTTGGTTGAGATGGTGTCAGTCATCGTCTCAACATTCGCGTTGGTCACAGTCAGTCCCTTCGCATCACTCACTTGCTTGATGTTAGCGTCATCCCATTTGTTGCGCCATCCGACCATTGCAGTCCCGTAAAGACTGAGTGAACTCATTTGCGCACCAAAGCGATGACCCCCCGACCAAAATGCACCAAGTTGATATTTGCGCGACTTACCGTCTGCGCCTGCTTGGTGAGGATAGTTGCTGGTGTCGGGATATGAGTCAGTCAAGCCATCACCTGGCCCCTCCCAAGCCTTCATTCGGAACTTGAATGGACCGTCGCTCATAGCGTAGGTGAACTCATGATAGTGAACCATTTCGTAGTGTTCGGGTGCGTGGTTGTAGGCTTTCTTGTCAACTGCCGCATCAACTTTGTTCGTTCGGCTATCCGAAAACCAAGTCATCGGGCGACCGAGGTTGTAGTGCCATAGGCACAGGTATGCGTCGGGCAAGTGTAGGCTGTTAGTGTCGCGCGTCCCCGACAACAACTGAGGTAAGTTGCGTGTAGCAACACTTGACTTGGAGTTGGTGTAAATCTCGTTTGCTCCAAATTGATTTTGTTTTGCAGGTTCCGACAAACGCAACTCAGCACCTTGAACTGCCGCAGTCCAAAAGCCACTCGTAACGGCAGTCACTCCGTTAAACACGACAGGACCCGTTGCTCCCGTAGCGCTAATGTAGCCACGGTCGGTGTAAGTTGCCGTTTGCGTGATACCGTTTGAATCAATAATCACCAAGTGGTGATTGTAGTAGTCGCTTCCGACGAGTGGGAACAAAGAATTGTTGCGCACATACAACTTGCTCGCACCTTGATTAGCGCTTTCAACAATTGTCGTAGGAGTGAACGATGCAAGGTATTCGGTGTAAACATCAAGGTAGTGAGAAGGATAACCAAGCATTGTCGTCTGCGTGCCTACGCCACCAAGCGTTGACCGACAGAAGTGGTAGTAATCGTCGGGCTGATAATGGTCAATGCGCTTCCATTTGTTGGTTCCGAATATCGTTGATGATGAAAGAGCAACGCTCCACCACGGAACGGTGACCGTATGCGCTGGTGTTGCGCGGTGGAACATGTTTGGATGATAGGGGAGGCTACGACGGGTAAATGCACCCGATGAGGTGGCGTTGACACCGAACGGGTTGGCGAGTCCAAGAACAGGCGTGTTGGCGAATTGTTCACGCGTTGAAGCGTCATGGTCAAGAATCAACTCATTGACAAAGATTTCACATCCGCGCGTATCAGCCATTGTTGCTTCGGAAAGGATGAGGTCAAATTGCGTGTTGTTCCATTGAAGCGCAACAACCGTAGCCACCAATTGGTCAGTCAGCGTGCGCTTCGTAGTGTTCGTGCCGCTTGGGTCTTCGGGTGCATCGGTTGAGGCGTATGCGGTGTTCTCGTTGTTGCCCATGAACTGCTTGCTAAACAGGTTGGGTTGAATCACAATTTGATATGCGCCCACCTCAGCAGGGTCGGGGAAGTTCCATGATGTGTTGTAGTTCGTGCCGCTTTCAAGTTGGATACGATGACCACCTGCTTTGTTGCACGCCGCACTATCGTCCGCAATACCGTAGCCATCAAAGCGCAACTTGGTTTCGGTCAATAGCGTAAAACCATCACCGTGAATATCGCTCGGTGGATGAGGCGCAGTCGTTCCCGAAAACCAAAGAAGAGGGTTGTGAATTGCTTTGCTTGAATCCACATCTGTTGCACCAAAACACGCGCGAGCCTCGGCATTCAACTTTTGATACAACGGGTGCGCGAGGTGACCTGGCATCATCGCCATTGTTGGCGCGACATAATGATGGCCCATACGAGGCAACGGCATTGGTGTAAGTTTGTTTGCCGCGCGAACAACGGCGGCAGGGCTGACGGTATCGGCAACCGTTGTCCAAGCGGTGTGTGCTTTGTCGGGACTGTTGCCGCTCACCTCAGCATGGTCGCGAAGACGACGAGCGGCAAAGTGGCGTGTTGAGCCAGCAGGGACATAGAACGACGGCTTGATGCTATCATTCTCGGAAGCGGTAAAGTCGGGTGCGAAGACGACGCCTGTAAATTGCTTGCCGCTAACATTCGTAAATGATGCAATTGTGCCGTTGACTGAAAGGAAGTAGCGCCCGTCGGGTGTCGGGTCTTGCTTCCAAATGTCAGCCGTGATGGTTTCTTTTGCGGTGATGGTGTTGGTTCCTGTCGTGTCAATTGTAAGACGGTTGAGCGTCATAGCGTTGTTGACGATGCTCAATGGTTCGCGCTCGGTGTAGGTGTAGCCCATTTTGGTGACATGGAAATACAGAGCGCGGTCGTGTGGTTCGTATGCAGTCTCAAGAATGTTGGTTGATTGCAACGCGTTGTTGCTATCGGGGAAGTTGTTAGGGTTTTGATTGATGTGTTCGTATCCTTCTTGTTCCCAACGGGGTGCGGTCTTCGGACGAGAAGCGTCGGATTCAAATGTTGCTTGAAGACTCTTTGGAGGTTGGTTTGGATGATGCATACCTCCGCTTCCCATTGTTTCGTGCTGATAGGCTTGAAGGCGGTCAAAACCCGCGCGCACAAGGATGTTGCCAGGGATTTCGTCGTGGTTCGGCAAGCGTATTTTCAAGTTCGGCGACACACCCGAACCAGCAAGAGCAGGTGCAAGTCCCTCGTTTTCGCGGTCATGCACCAACTCGTAGTCGCGAATAATTACACCAAGCGGAGAGCCGCCCTCAAGCACATGTTGTTGCCCCGTATCGTCAACCACCGTAGCGCTAATGAACTGCATCTCTTCGTTTGGGATGCTGAGAGCGTTGCGCACTTCGTATGGATGTTGTTCAGCAAGAGCAGGGTGAGCCAACTCTTGCGCTTGAATGATTGGGAACATAGCGGCGTTAGTTGACTCAAACGAAAAGCGGACATTGCCGTAAATTGTTTCACCGAACTTCACATAGTCCGAGCCAACCTTATGCACCTGCCACGGCACGCTTCCAAGACCACGGGCATTTTGAGCAGGTAGTGTAAGATTGCCTCCACTCATGCGCTTCCACACGACATGTTCAACGAAGAAGTTGCGAGCCGCACTACGGTCTTTCCAAAACGAGTAAATGGTATCGCGGTGTTCTGTTTGATAATTTTCGTATCCTGTCATCTCCACCTTTGCAGTTTCGGAATCAAACAAAGCGTCGCTTGGATAATGAGCGTTGTTTGGATTTTCTTGCTTGTCAAAGAACAAATCGCCCGTAGGGAACAAACAGGTTTCGGCCTGTGTAAGTTGAACGGCAGTTGCCGCCGCGGTTGTCCAAAGCGGCGAAGAATCTGTTGGTCGCGTTATGGTCGTGTCAAACAATGCTTCAACATGCGGACCAGCATTTGACTCAGCAGAGTAGCGGTCATTGTTGAAACGCTCGTTGTGATAAGCCGTGACCGTCCCTCCCTGCGTGCCTCCCCACTTGAGTTGGAGCATATCGCCACACGCCTGTTGACCGTTGCGCGAGGCTTTAGCAATGATGGGCAGGTCGCCTTCGTAGGAAACAACCACGAAGTGCCGTTGGTGTAGCCCTGTTGATTCGTTTACATTGTTCTTAGGCGACCATGTAAAGTCGGAAGAGTCGCTTGAGCCATTTACCGCAAGCACCCACTCAATTGACTTGGGTTGATGACACGCCATGCCCGAACCATACGGATTGAAACCAAGCATTGGATGCCATGCACCAAGACCAGCCGCTACTTTGTTGCTGATGTTGAGACTGTTGAGGTAAGAATACCGCTCACCATGCCAGCCAATAGCGCCAACGGCGCGCGTTCTATCAATAGCGTCTGTCACGCCGTTGAAATGCACTTGCGTTGTCGCATAATGGTCAAAGGGTGAGTTGGACATTTGACCCGAAGAAGTTGTTCCTGTGGCGCGTGTTCCATCAGTTGCGTTTTGGAATCCATTGTCCCATCGCAAACAACCTGCTTTTGACCAAACGAAGACTTTGTGGCCTGTTCCTTCAACGCTGGACACATCTCCTGTGCCGCTACGACTTGGCTCTTCTAAACGATTATATCCGCTACGCGTGTTTGCTCCAAGAATAAATGTTCCTTGCGCAACATCGTAGTGAGAGTAGTAGCCGTAGTAGGATTTTGTGCCGTTGCTAACGCGTATCCATCCGTTTTCGGGCAAGGTCATAGGAAGAGCCGTTCCTACGGAAACATGACCGCCGCTACCGTGGTCGGTGTAAGTGCCGAGACTACCAACATCAATCCAACCGTAGCGGTCTTGCCGTTGCGCGTCTTGGAATGAAGGCAAGAAAGAGCCTCCGAGGGCTTTGAGATTTGCGCGACCTGGAAATGTGTTGATGGCCGCGGCGACAATTGCACCTAACTCTTCGCTGTTTTGACAGCGCGTTGCATCAACGAGGAACACATCGTCGGGGACACTATCGCTCAAGTCATGGTCGTAGTTGGTCAGCACTTGAGAGCCAACTCGGAACATGGTGGCGTTAAGGCCGATGCGGTCAATGTATTGCACCGCCGCGTTTGCTGAGTCAACCAGCGTTGCCGTGACAGGGTGTGGTGGATTTTTGCGCACGCTATCGTCAAACCATGAACCACCAGCGGTGTAGCCTCCGTCAAGGTGGAACACAATTTTGCTAATGGTGAAGTTGCTGATAGCGGTTGCAAAGCGCGCGCTTGCATTGTAATAGGAGAACGGGTGGCCGTATTCATTTGCCGCACTTGAAGACGCGCTACTTGGAGTGCGGAAATGACTGCTGACATAACGACCCTGCGTTGATAGGGTTTGATTGAATGCGCTATTGGGTGAACCATACGACGGTTCCCAATGTCGGAATGTCTCGTATGGGAACACATTGTTCGCACCGTATGCATCGGTTGGAGGTAAGAACTGATTGCTTGCGCTATTGAGCGTTCCATTGCTTAATTCGTTAGGAAGAAAGTATCCCGACTCCACGCCTTGATTGAAGGTTGTCGCCATTGCACCATCAAGCGAGCAGTATTTTTTCCACGCCGCTGTCCATTTTGCAGAAGGCTCAACTGATGTTGTCAAGGTCGCGCTTTCTCCGCTCCAATGTTTGGGAACCGCTTGCCCAGGTCCAAAAATTATGTAGGCTACGCTATTTTCACTATCGTTGTAGCGCGCGTAAGGATGAGCAAAACGAAGAATAACAGGCATTGGTTGAGCGATTTTGATATTGGTGTAGGTGGTGTTGGGAATGTTGTGCGTGTCCGTGTTGCCGTCAACATCGGGATTGAGAACTGAATCAACATTTGCAAACGGTGGCGAAGCCTCACCACGATGTTGATTTGCTAACGCCGTTGCAGGGAACATGGCGAACATAGCCGCTGTGTCAAGAAGCGCGTATGCACCCATTTTTTCACCAATGTCTTGCAATCCCGCGCTACCTGTCGGGCCGTTGGCGTAGGGGTGTTTGTTGTGTGTGGAATAATCTGTCCGCGACCCGTCGTTAATGTCCATAACAACACCGCTAAACCCGCCTCCAAAGTAAAGCGGCACATGATGGTCAACGCTATCATGCGCACCTCGGAAGTAAAGCAACGGATTGCCTCGGCGATTTGCGCGCAAACGCATACCTTGAATGTCGTTGACCGACTTGAATCGTTGCATGATTATTCCAGCGCTACTGAGCAATGTTTGGAAATCGCCTTTTGTTTCGTCATGATGCCAGCCTATCAGTTGGTTTGCAACAACGATGGCTTCTCCACCACCTTGCTCAACAGGGCTGAATGCGGCGCAATAGATGTAGGATTCATCATTCAAATCCATGCGTTTAAACGGCGACCATGAACCGTCAATAGCCCCACCAAACTCATTGGTTGCTTGACGGTTAAGGTTGTTGCCGCTGGTGTCAACATGTTGCAACTGCCATGCATATTGACGACCAAGCACCGCAAAGTTGTGAGGCTCGCGCAACTCAATTTGATAGGTGTCTTGGTCAGTTGCAGTAGGTAAAGAAAGACTGCCCGACTGAGCATCCAATTGGAAAGTGTGAGCCTCAAGAGCAGGGGTAATGTGGTCGCCCTCAAATCGCGTAAACTTGTCACCGCGCAAATGTTTTCGCCAGTCATCTGTCGGAACTGCATTGTTGGTTTGGTCAACGAGAATAGGTGTAGCCGTGTTAGCGTTGTAGCCTCGGTAGCGCGTTGTTATTGTCAACAGCGTGCTTGGGAGATAGCCGCAATCAAGCATCAAAGCGTTGAGGTCTTGGGTGGATTGAACGCCACCAAATTGACCTCCCGAACCATGTGTAGCGGCTTGGTTTGCACTTTCTTTGCTACTTGCGTTGATACCCCAATCCTTTGACAATGAAACGCTGAACATTGAACGAAGAGGTATCACCTGTTTGTTCGGGTTGAAGGTTGTGATTTTAATTGCAGTCTGTGCATTTTCACCCATGATTTCACCGTAAGTGCGCCCATCGGGTGCGCGCAAATGTGAACAGTCAAAGAATTGGTCTTCTTCGTTCGGGTCAATTGTGAAAGCATAAGCCGTTGCCGCGGCAATCAATTCGTCAGTCACGATGGTTGTTTGGTTAAGGTGAGGGCTGATAATAACAGGCGTGTTGTTGTTGTTGTAAGCCGTTGGTCCACGCTTTGCCGCGGCGTTAAACCATTGGTTAATGATGTCATCAGCGCCTTCCCCTTCAAGCCCAAAGAAGGTATGTGGACCTGCGCGACCATTGTGCGTTCGCGATGTGTAGGAGAAAACAAGGCCAACTTTGTCGTATTGCGACGCAGATGAAGGAATAGCCAACCACACCAAGCCGCTATCGGGGAACCCCATCCATCCCAACACATCGTCAACATCGGGCAAATGATGCCATATCCCGTTAGCATAATACCCGTAGCCGCTCGCATCGTGAATGCCGAGTGTGTTGTTCGCCATTGATGCATCAACGCTGACGGCATAGCCTGCGTTGGGTGTGTAAACGCCGCGCCATTTGTTGCCGCGCCACGCTTTGTCTGTGGTTCCTGTGTAAAAGAAAGGTGTTCCGTCTCCCCCTTGACCCCACATATTAGCGCCAATTGTAAACCCACCTTGCGCAATATCGCGGTCATTGAAATGAATGAGTGTCTCTTCGTCAATTGTTGTAGGCATTACCGAGTTTTTGTGAGAAAATGTGTCACCTGCGCGACGGTAAATGTAGCGAATGATATGTGACTTTCCTCGGTGGTCAACCATTTTTAATCCGTAAAGTGATTGCGTTCCTGTTATCGTGTCGTTTATTTCATCAGCGGGTGCGTAGGTAGGATACGCAGAATAGTAGTTTGAGTCAGTAGGTAAATACTCGCCGTAGATTTTGACAAAACGACCGCTGGACTTTCCGTCTTCGCCAAAACCCCAAAGCCCCGCGTCGGGTGCAAATCCTGGGACGCCTGCCGCGACAATACCGCCAAAGTTGACTCTTGACCTTGCGCGCGTCCCCATCTGCAATCCTTCTCGGATAGTGAACTTTTGACCTCCATTCTCAAATGACTCCATTGCGCCGCTGTTAGAACCGCGTCCCGTTGAAGCGCCTGTGTTGGGGCTTTCTTGACCGTCCGCCGTTGTGTTGTAGTTGGCTTCGTATCCGAGGTGAAGGTTGGTGATGAACTCATCAGCCGCTTCGTCTAACGCCACATATTCGCGCAAGGTTGTAATTGGTGCAAATGGTTTGCCGTTTTTGTCAATCGGCATGGGTGCTGGATGCATGTTTTCGCCTGCAATTTCGGGAGGTGAACAAAAGAAATTGCGGAAGCGACCGCCGTGTCCAATAAGGAATTGCGGTTTGTATTCAACCTGTGATTTGCTATTATCCATCCACGCGCAGAAGTTGCGTCCCGTCGCGCCAGGGACAGTTGAGTGAATGACGATGCTATACCCTTCATTGCCGTTTGCATCCTCAACTACGCGACCAATGTGGGCGCGCAAGTAGCCCATGTGTGAACCACGGTCAAATGATGTAAACGCGCTTGTCGTGTTCCAAAATGGAGCAGGGTCGTGAGTTGACCCTGTGACCGCAAAGTCTGCATGATGGTGAATAGCGGTAGCATCGGTTGGCTCGTTGGTGTCGCTACCTGCAACCGATACAGAACGACGATTGATGTCAAAGCGTTCTCCTTCGCCTGCGTATTGGTCGGATGGGCGGCGTTGACTGCTACGACCGTTAAGCGCACCTCCTTGGTTGATAAGACGGACAACTTCGCGAGCCGCCGCTTCAATGTCCGTGACACCTTCGCGCAATCCAACTTCACCCATGTCAATTGTAAGGCGACGAACAAAGTCCATCTCAGTCCAATGAGGAAGTTCTTTCAAGCGCGTATCAGTTAATGTGTTAGCAACAGTTCGCTTACCCTTCAAGCATAAGAAGGCTGAAACAACACGCGTTCCTTCGGGCGAGTCAAAGAATGTAGCGCTAAACTCGTAATGCCCTGCCGTGTCGTCAACAATGGCTTCGGACACATCGTGGTCTGCCGTTTCAGCATGTCGGGTTGCCGCCGCGTCAATATCAAGAGTTGACTGTGCAAGTCGCCCTTGACCGTATTCAACCGATTCATTTCCGAAAGCAATCGTGTGTTCTGTGTTGCGCGTTTTACGAACATAATGAGTTCCAGCCGCGACCGCCAAATACGCATTGTCCATCAGCCACCATGATTTGTGTGCATACGCACCTTCAACAAATTGCGACTTGCCTTCGTCTTTGATGAGATTGTATGCTGTGCTGTTGATGGTTTGAGCATTGGTGGTTGATGTCGTGGCTTTGTCTTTGCGTTGCGTTTTGAAGCCAGCCGCTACATCAAGACCTTCAATCGTCGGTGTTGTCGCACTCGTTTGAACTTGCATGTGCAAATCATGAAACGAGATAAACTCGCGGTCATGTTCAACATCGTAAAGCAAAACGCGAGCATGTTGCTCGGTGCTGAGGTAAGGGTCAAGGTATGCAACAACGGGTGCGGATGTGCTGTGACCGAGTTCAGTCCAATTGAGTTCAATGGTTTTGTTCACATGTTGAACAAAGTTGCGAGCAGTCTCAATGCAAGTATCGCCAACAAGGAAGTTCTCAAGAGGGAGAGAGTCGCGCGCTTCCACTCCCAACGCGCCCTTGCCGCCATTGAAACCACTCCACACCTCGTATTCGTTAAGAACACCTCGCGACTTACAAAACATACCCTCAATTGCGTGCGGGTTGGTGTAGTGCATGTTCATCCAAACCGTATCACCATAGCGCAAACCACCACCACAATACGGATTGTTCCATGTTGAGTTAGCAATGCCGTCTTCTTGCTTAAGAGGAAGTGTTGTTGCATTGGTCGCGTAAATGCCGATAACGGTGATAACATCGTCTGCGGCAAGGTTTGGTGCGGTGCTATCAAGAACAGGGTGTGCCGCAGTTGTCAATTCATTTTCTGCGGTTGATGAGTTGTAGGTGATTTGATACTTGCGACCTGTGGCTTCATTGATTGCGGCGAACGCATAGTTGGTGGGCAAATGGCCTTTGGGTAAGTTGCCTTCAAAATAGAAGGTCTGTCCCGATTTAATTGCAATCAAAGTGAGTTTTGCTCCGCGCGTTTCAATACGGGCAAGGTGAGGATTTGCGAGAGGGCCAGCCTTAAACTCAACTGCGCTGACATATTGCCGTAGCCCGTAGTCAAGGTTGCCTCCTTGCGTCATCACGCTTCCTCGGTCGTAGTAAAACGGTCGTCGGTATTCTTGAGCAGATGATGAATAATTGTCGTCACCTGTCATTGGGAAGTTGTTGCCGTTTGCGACCGCGCCAACGATGATTTGAGAGCCAACTCCCAACGATGAAAAGAAGTCTTCGCTTGAATGACCTGCCGCATGGCTGAGTGTGATGTTTGTAGCGCCTTTTTCGTAATACGCCCACTCACCGTTGCCCAAAATAACTCGTCGTGTCCTCCCTGTGCTAACCCCGCGAACAGGACCAGCGGCGTCAAACGAAGACTTTGGGACGCGCTCACGACCGTCTTGGATATACAAAGTTGTGCTACTTCCTCTTCGCTCGTATCGGCTCACAGTTGTGCGTATGGGTAAGTCATTGACGAGGCGATATTGATACTGACCATACGCTTCGTAGTCGTTAGCGGGATAGTTGGGGGCGCGACGACCGACAGGAGAAGGATTCCATGTGTGAGCAGTCATGGTTGCGTCAAGGTGCAACTTCATGCTATTATCGGGACCTGGGAATACTCCCGCGTCTCGGTCTTCAAAAAATTGTTGAGGGAACAATGGGATTTCAACAAGCGCGCGTGTGCTGGCGTATTGTGTCCCCAACTGATAGTCGTGCTGGACTGAGCCGATGGACTGAAACAATCGGTCATTGACGGTTGTTCCGTCAGCGCAAATAGATGCAGAACTGAATAACGGGTCAAGCAGAAGAGTTGTGCCGAATGTCACACCTGTCTGCGTGACCCAATTTGCAAACGAGTTTGTTTCTCTTCCATTAGCAAGTTTGAACTTTCCACTCCCCGTGTGTGCTGTGCCGCTTGCAAATTGAAACAACACCCCTGTTCTGCTGGCGTATTCTGCGCTTGCTCCGTTCGGCAAATAAATGCGCCCCGTAGCAGGGAAGCCGTAGGTTCCCCATGTTGTGAGCGAGGAAGAGAGGTTATTGAGGGGGTTGACGCTGATTTGTCGGGTGGTTGAGTC